CCTAAGTCCTACTGGTACTGGAAAGACGAAAAAAAGATTTTTGATAAGCCTAATTCGATTGTGGGAGAAATCCCCGCGTGCGTGTCGGGAGACCTTTCCAGCGTGCGGGGAGAAATCCCCGCGTGCGTGTCGGGAGACCTTTCTGGCGTGTGGGGAGAAATCCCTGCTGACGTGCGGGGAAATCTTTCTGGCGTGTGGGGAAATCTTTCTGGCGTGTCGGGAAACCTTTCTGACGTGTCTGGAAACCTTTCGGGCGTGTCGGGAAACCTTTCGGGCGTGTCGGGAAACCTTTCGGGTGTGTCGGGAAATCTTTCTGGCGTGTCGGGAAACCTTTCGGGCGTGTCGGGAAACCTTGATGACTGTGGATTGACTGATGAAGAAAGAGAAGCAGGGGTGAAGATTGAAGATTTGATTGGGGAATAAAAATATGACAGTTCTATATTACATTCCGCCAACCAATGAAATCTTCGAGGAAGTCCGCACGAAAGCCATTGATTTATGGAAAGCAATTGATTCTGATAATGACAAATATGGCTATGCCACAAGTAAAATAAGCCAAATAAAAGATATTGGAAATGTCTCAGATAATTTGATGTATATCGTGGCAATGTTCGATAGTGGAAATCAAGTGAAGCTTATTGAGAAATTAAGTGAAGAAGCAAAAGAGGCAATCGAGGCTAGATTGAACGAAAATTAAATTATTTATAATTTACGAAAATTTTTTATGTCATCTCATACCTCGTCGTCCACTACTTCAAACAAAAAATCATTTGAAGATGGCACCTTTGAAAACGGGACAACAATAGAAGAAGCGTTAAATGTTTCAATTCAACAATTAAAAGATTTGAATAAACATTTTCCGTGCCGTGAAAACTCTTTTACTATTAAAAAAATGAAAAAAGCCTTAAAGTGGCTAAATTATCTCACCAAAGATAGAATTAAGCGCGGCGTAGAAGGAAAACGTTTTGCATAATTATATGGAACCTTGGATTTGTCCACGTTGCGGTCAAGTTTGGGCGGGATGGGTTGCAAAATGTGACTGTAAACCGTCTTCTAATCAATTTAGACCTCCGCCAGATTCAACTGGTGATGATTTTCCGCAGGAGAAGAAAGAATGGATTGCTAATTCAAAGGCGACCAACTAGGTCGCCATTTCTCCGCCGTCTGATGGTAGGCGGCACTCGTTACCGCTTCGCCGAGGACATAGGACTTCGGCGATGGCGGAGAAAGATTCTAAAATATCCAATACACATTTTCATCTTTTCTAAAATCTATACATTTTTACGAATCTGTATATAATTGCTTAGGAGAGGAGACTGAAATGAAAGGAGATATTGTCTATTCATTCTGCAATTTTTGCGGGAAGGTCACAAAACACATTCGCGGTGTTAAATTGGAACGCATACGCGGTCTTCGTCAAGAGATTCCAATTCTTCATTGCTTAAATTGTGAAAATGAAAAGGAGGCCGAAAATGAATGACATACCAGAACCGAAAGATGTGTATGTCACTTTACGAAAAGAGTTTTGTCCGAAGTGTCGTAGAGATAGACTTTTTCATCTTGGATGTCGTTTCGCCGCGCCAGAAAAAATTGGAAAGCGTATCAGAAAATGCGACCATTGCGACTTTACGGAAGAACTTTTCAAGCCATAAGTGCGGAGGTAGTTTTCTTGGGAGGGACTATTTCTATTCTGTTCCTCCTTTATTTTACGACAAAAAAAGAGGAAATTATGCGCAAAAAAGGAATAATTAGAAAGACTTGCAAAAGATGTTTCAAAATGTTTTCCAACGGCCTAAGAAGAGAATCAATTTTGTGCGTGCGATGCGAGGTAAATTCGAAAAAATGATATGTATCGAATCGAAGTCAAAGGCCGAATGCCGTCGTTGAATGAATGGCTGTCGGGAACGCATTGGCGCAAAAAAAATGCCGACAAGAAAATGTGGCAGGAAATTTTGCTCTGGGAGTTCAAAATAGCCAAACTCCCAAAGCCCTTAAAATCGCCGATAACGCTTTCCGTAACCGAAATGACCAAACATACACGCGATGCGGATAATGCCGTTCTTGGTGCGAAATTTTGCGCTGACGCGCTTGTTATGGGCGGGTATCTTCCCGATGACAACCCCAAATACGTTCCTACCGTAATTCTTCACTGGGAGAAAGCAAAAAAAGAAGAGAAAATTGTTTATCTTATTTCCAACGTCGAACAATAACAAAACCGCCCCTGATTGGCGGGTTTTTGTTACTTGATGGCTTCTTCTATATCTTCAAGAAACTCGGAAATGTTGATAAGAAATTGTGGTGTTATATCTTTTGACGGCTTATATCCGTCAACTGCACTTTGAACTGCTTTTAATTCCTCTTCAGAAAGTTCAAAGATCAATTCTTCGTCGTGAAAATTCTTTTGAGCTTCAATGAAATCACCCATACTCTTTTGGCGGGAAATAGACTTTTCCGCAAAGTTCTCTTCTTCTCCCTTGAGCGGAGGGTTCTGTTTGTTCCACTCCTCGGCTTTGGTCTTACTGACTGTTTCAATGTCAATCATTTGCTCCTGAAATCTGCGTGCGGCTTTAGCGAGAAGTTTCAATTCCTTAAAAGTCTTAGTACCATCTAATCCTTTTGTAAGACTTGGAAAAACAGGAACAAGTTTTGTAAAACTCGTAATGAGTTTCTTCATAAAATCTTTTTATTTCTTCCCTAGTGAGAAGATAATTTCCATAACCTTTCGGCTCGGATCTCTTGACGAGAACCCGTTTTTGTGGTAGCGTAATGGGTCTATTATAGACTCAAATTAAGAATTTTGCAAGAGAGAATATGGGATGTACGCTACTCATCATTCTCGGAATCATAATATCAATTTTCACTATTGGGATTGTCCCGACGGCGTGCTGGGTCTTTTTGGCTTTAGTAATACTCGTTCTGTTTGGTTTCAGTTCGACACAATAAAAAATAGGGCGATTAACCGCCGTGGAGAGACGCTTTTCCCTCTACTGGTCGCAGAGGTTGCGAGGCGGTGTGTATCAGGCGTTGGAAGTTTAGTCGTGAAATCATAAGAGCATTATATGACACAATCAACAAAAATCGCAAGGATATGGGCAATGCCAAACAAGTGGACATTCACAATTCTACCCATAAAAGAATTGTTGAAAGAAGAAGTGGTTGGCAGTTTTTGGGTAGACCCATTTGCCGGAGAAAATGGTGCTTTGTATGCCGACTATACGAATGACATTGAGAAAGACGGAATGGACGCTCTTGCCTTTCTGAAAGGATTTGCGGACGGAATAGTGAACGGCGTTCTCTATGACCCACCATACTCAATCACACAGGCGAGAATGTATGGCAAAAAGGAGTTCTCCTCAATGAAATATTGGGCTGACTGCAAGAATGAAATCGCTCGTATCCTCAAGCCCGGAGGCAAAGCAATCTGCTTTGGGTGGTCGTCTATGGGGATTGGAAAGAACAGAGGATTTGAAATGAACCGCATATTATTAGTTCCACACGGCGGTTCAAAGAACGACACAATCGTTACCGTGGAAACGAAACTTGCAAGCTAATGACTACCTGCTATAATGGGATAGTCGCCTTATTTTATTTTGTTCCACTCTGCTTTTAGTTCCGAGCGGGTTTTGATTTGATTTGGATTAAAGGCGACAAGTATTTTTCCATCTGGTTCTACTCTAATAACTCCATCATACCCCGTGATTTTCGTGAACAAATCATTTAATTTTTGGTGTTCAAGAACATTTACGTTACCTAATTCAGAGAGAATATCTAAATCAGAACTTTGCGATTCTCTCATAAGTTTTATCGCTTCATCTACACCACCGTAATCGTCTAACGCACCGGGCTTTGTGTTCTCTATTTCGTTCAAAAATCTTCGTAACTGTGCGTCAGTAATCTTCCGTTGACTGATCGTCATTGGTTTCTTTATGTCTAAATACACTTCAATGACTCGCCCAGTCTTTGATTCACCACCGCCACCCGGAATAGATGTATATATTTTCTCGGCGATACTCTTGTTGTCTGTAAAATAAAATCCACGACCCTCTGATCTGCCCCTTTCGCCGACGTGGGACATCTCAAACTTATCGAAAACATTTGGCGTACCGTGATAAGCAACTTCCCCCTGCCCCTTCACCCACTCATCAAAAGACTGGCCTGATGCTTTGGCTCTGGAGATGGAGGAGGTTAGGTTTTCTTCTTTAACTGGGGGAATCTTTTTACTAGTTGTTCCCTCAAGGCCAGCAGTCTTTGCAACCTCGCTTGCAGGAATGGGGCTTTGTTCATAAGAGACAGTCTTAGCTTGGACATCCTTAATTTGGGTGTCCAGCGTATTGAATAATTCTTCTGCGCTCATTGGATTTTCAACGGTTGAGACTTGCCCTTCCAAGAGACTATCCATCTTATCCACGAGAGCACGAAAGGCGGGATCATTCTCGTACAGGAGTGATTTTGCTTCTAATTTTCCAGCCTTAGCTTGTCTTGCCATTGAAGATTTGGCTCGGTTAAGACTGAAATCTTTTGCCATAAACTCCACATTTCCCACTGCATCTAAAACAGGACGATATCTTACCCCTGCTCCTTCGCGTTCAGCCATCAAACCGACTTTTTGTCTAAAATCCTCGACGTACGAAGTAATACGCGATTCAAGTTCTGGGATAGATGACGGAAGATTGCCTAACTCTGACGGAGATATTTCGGTAGAGACAGGTTCTTGACTAGGTTTTGGTGTTCCTCTAATAACTGTTTTTCTGCCTGTGTATTCTACGTTGCTGTCTTTTGGAAAGACGGAAATGACCTCGCTGGGAGGTTGGGATATTTCTTTCAATCCTTCTTTTCCTTCGGGTAATAATTTATATTTCGTTTGTGCAAGTCTCTCGAACCATTTATTTTCAAATTCATCCATTATTTTTTGGTATTGCGGTTCAAGTTTTGCCTTTTTAGATTTCTTGATTGCCTGATTCATCACTCTAATCGGATCATTAAGAAATTCACTATAATTTTTTCCTATCCACTGCCCCAAGAAAAATGATGCCCTACTAATTCCCGGTATTCTCCCAAGAAGATTTTCTATTATTTGCCCCACAAGCAAACGATAAAACCACCCTCCAACTCTACCACCTTTTATGAGATTATTGTTGGAGCTTTTCAATAAAGCAATCGCGTCGGCATATTTCCCTGACAATTCATTTAGCCCTTTTACATTTACATCCGGCGTATTGTCTTGGATGGTCTCCTTCAAAATGCGAGCGATTTTTCGTGCGACAGGAGATAAAGTTTTCCTATTTTCATCATATCCAACTTTGTACAATTTATTTTTTAGATCGTGAAGTTCAAAATCAGTTACTTTTTCTCTTCCCAAGTCTTCAATTTCACTGTCAAAAAGAGTTCTTGCATCTTCTTTTTTTAGGTTTTTTATTAAGGCCACATCGGGACCGTCATCAATTTCCTTTTCTGTTTTTTCAAGAATAGACAAAAGACTATTTTTTTGTTCGACGTTGTCAAGATTCTCCGCCACCGTTTTATCAATAACAGTCTTCTTTGTTGCTAAGCGGTCGGCTTCATTTATTGTATAAATACGCCCAGCTTTTTCGTCTGGAACAAATTTTTCTTCAAGTAATAATTCAAGAGTATCGTCAAAATCTTTTCCCATTTTTATCTCAACATCATTGACTTGTGATTTTGATGGATTGAGGACATTTCTTGTATCCTCCAATGCCTCACTCAAAAATCCAGCGCGGCGTGCTTCTTTTGCTTCCTTAAACAGAACACGTCCAAGCACAGGCGCGCCTGCGGCCAACGGAAGCCCTAGCACGGTTGCCGCCGCCGCTCCGATAGCCCCTTCTCCAATAGCTTGAGGGATCGTTTCACCCTCTTGAAGCGAACGCCCTGCACCCCCTGCAAATCCAATGACAGGCAGTTCTTTCGATGCCGCTTTGACGGAAGCCCCCACTGCTCCTTTGAGAGTTTGTTTTCCTATTGCAGTTACTGCTCCCCCCCCATAGATGTTCGAAAAATCCTCTGCCATTGCGCCAAGTTCTTCTAATAAATCATTCGCTTGTCTAATTCTGACATCTCCAAAAGGAGTTTTCATTTTTTCGGGTAAAAGAAATTTGGTCAATTCTCCAGTCGGATCAAGAGCTCTAAATGGGACTGAATAAACAGTCGGAAGACGTGCCGCTGTTTGAATAAAACTTCTTACTATCTCTTTTCCTGTTCCTAAAGTAAAAGAACCAACTTTTTGCCAAAATGTCTTGTTGCTTTCTGCTTCCATCTTATCCATTTCCTCATCAGAAATAAATGATGGTGCTTTCGCTTCCCCTCTTAATTCAAATTCTTTCATCTCCTCATCAGAAATAAATGAAGGAAGCGATTGAATTTTTTTTGCTTCGGATTCGGACTTAATTTTTTCTACTTCTTCTTTAATCACTGAAGGCATCAAAAAGCTAGGAATTGACATATTATTTTATTTCAATCCATCCCCCAAGGACTTTAATATAATTTCTCTCACCGAGGTTTTTTATCTCTGAAGGAGCAAAAGTGGGTGATTTTTCCACATCTTTTTCTTCTGTTGGTTTAAAAATGCCTTTTTGTTCGTTGATAAGTCTTGTTCTTACTTCATTTGATAATTCTTTCATTCCATTCATTTTTGTTTGAACGGTCTTAATATCATCTCGTGAAAAATCAACAAGAAAAAAATTAGAGCGAGTAAATTCTTGGGGTGTGAGGGCGGCTCCGAATAAAGCGGAACGATAACCTGCTTGTGCGGCTTCAATCTGCGCTGTAAAGGCAACCCACTTCTGATCCTTAGAAACAGTTACCCACGGTTTCGCTTTCTCCAGCACTGTTTTCCATAAACCTGGATTTGAGACAGAGAAATTATTAAGTAGTGTTTGTGCTCCGTCAACACCAGCATACATTTGTCCCATTGCATTATAGTCCGTTAAGGTTTTTCCTTTTAATCCTTCAAGAGCCATCCGTGAGAGATAAGATTCAATTTTTTGTGGATTATTTTCTTTCAATAAACTGTCAAAAAAAATTCTTGCGTTTTTTTGCGCCTCGACGGAACCCAAATTCATAACAACAGATTCAAACTGTTGATTATAATCTGGCATCGCTTGCTGTTTTTCAAATTCTTTTCTTAATTCTTCACGTTTGAGTGGTCCGAAAATCTTCTGTTCTTCTTCCTCTTTTTGTTTTAGATATTCCTCGAAAGTCTGCTTGGGTACAGGTGCGCTTGGAATAACGAACCCTTCTGTCCCTCCAATAGTCCTCACACTCAACACCTGCCCTGTCTGTTTATTCAGTTTTGTCTCGATGATAGAATTCCCAGTACCCGCAGAAGTCTTATACACAAAATCCTGACCCTGCATGGATTTAATAGCCCCAGGTTCCAACCCAAGTTGACTTTCAATCTTCACCTGATCAGCTTCGGATAGTTTATCCAACATTCCCAATTCTGAAAGCGTATTAAACTTTGTCATTGCGGCGATATTAGCTTTTTCAATCGCTGTATTCTTTGCGAGTTTATTCTCCTTCCTTGTCTGCATGATTGAATTAAGCCCAACAATAGCTCCTTCGATTACGGCCTTATCTCCTGATCTCACAGCCGCCTGTTGAGAAGGCGAGAGCCAACGCAAGTCCTCTGCGGTGAGTGCGTCCGCCTTTCCAACCAAAGCCGCATAAAATGCTCCGCGTTGTAAAGCGAGTTGAGTATCTAAATTATCATCTGGTTTCAATAAATCATTTCTCTTTGCTTCTATCTTGTCTTTTACAATGTTTTGTAGGGCAGTTGTAAACTGTCCCTCTGGAGTAACCGGAGTAGTAGATGGTTTTGTCATTGCCGGCGTGCCTGTTGCGGTGAAAGAAGGCAAACCAGCCGCACGCTCGATATTGAGCTGGCGGGTAATACCTGTATTTGTATTCGAGGCCGCGAGTTCGCTTTTTACACGAGCCATTGTGGCTTCGGGAGTCTCATTGGCTGTTGAGGAAGGAGCAGGCATATTATATGTAGCTTAGGATATTACTTTGTGCGAAGTCTGGATTCTTCATCATCTCGCGGGCAACCCTAGATCGTGCCAGTTCAGCCCCTCGTAGCTGTTCATTGGTTGTCTGTTCTCGTTCGAGCGAACCTCGAACACCTAGAGTCGGAGAATAAAGAGAAGACGATGGAAGATTTGACGAACCCAGTGTCGTTTCTGCTGTCTGTCCGATATCCCGTGCTTGTTGACCAAAACGCATTGCAGACGTAGAAGAAATCAGTTTTTGTTCTTTTTGAAACTTCCCCTCTAATTGTGCGGTCAATTCAGGCGGGAGGCCGCTTTCTGTTCCCAAAGTCCCTGCCGCCTCGCCCGAAAAAGTAACACCCCTAGATTCAAGATCGGACTGAATAGCCTCTTTTGATTTCTGTCGATTGATGGCTTCAATTTGCGTCTCTATATCCCGTTGTGCGGCCAAGTCTGAGAGTCCTTGTGTATACTTTTGAGAAATGAGTTTTTTTTGTTCCTCGTAGTAAGGAGACAATTCTGTCTTTGCGCTTACAATGCCTTCCTGAATAAATCTATCAATATCATCTGGCGTTAAAGTAACCAAAGCGAGCGCGGCTGGATTGTTCGCAATACTTTCAGCGAGATTGTTTATTGCGTCCTGTTCGGAAGCTGGAAGAGAAGCAATAATCGCTTTTGGGTCAACAATCGTCGTTCCTATATCTCCCAAAGTCCAGCCCAATCCCTGAAGCTGTGCGGCCTCTCCGCTTCCCACAATAACCACAGCCTTCTGCTTGCCATCAGGCGAGGTCAAGGTGGCTTTTTGAGCTTGTATCTCGTCCTGCGTCATTGTAGGGGTTACCGGAGCGGCCTGTAAGCCCGCAAAAACAAGATATTCACTCGGAACCGAGGCAGGAAGTTTCCCTGCCCGACTTCTATCTCCGCTTAATTCGCCAGTAACATAAGATGTGGTTTTATTCGTGTGGTACTGTGCCGCACTTTCGCTCTCTCCGAAAGCATAAGCCAGATTTTTCGCGTCTGTCGAATTAAGTTTTTTTCCGCTCTTATAGAGAACAACGAGATCTTTGACTTGTTTTTCAGAAAGGCCAGAACGAAGCAACTTGAGAAAAGTTTCAAGGTCGGAATTAGCTTGAGTCGAAACAGACGAAATTGAGGTTGGTGTTGAAACTGGTGTTGTTGCGCTTAGAGTAGTTTCTTTTATCGGAGCAGACACGACTTTCCATCCTTCGCTTGCGTGGCTTCCTGTAAGGTAAGAATTGTAAATAACCCCGCCCTCTTCCACGGAAACTGTTTGGCCTTTTGAATTTTGAAGTGTTACGAGAGCCATATTATTGTTGAACGAGGAAATTGAGTTGTTGGTCGATTTCGGAAATCTCTTGTTGAAGATTGGCTATCTGTCTTTGTAATGGAGCAAGTTCGAGTTTTTTCATCTGTTTGCTTTCTCGGAGTAAAACAATTGCATTTTCGAGATACCCCTTTCTCTCCGAAGATTTGAGTTTGTCGTATTCTTTTAGAAACATACTAAGGTTGCACGATAAATTCGTTAGTGTCTTTTGCCACGCCTGCGCGAACAGGACTTCCGTTTGAGTCAGTTGTTACCAATCCGCCAAATTCCAGATAGTATTTCGTGGCGGCGGTCAATGAAGAAATAACCGTTGTATTTCCACCTGTGTTTATTATACCCGAAGCCGCGGTGGAGATGTTCGCGTTCGCCACCCCGACATAGGTTCCGTAGTTATTTGTCATTGTAAGAATGGAACCTGCCGATTGGTTGCTTCCCACGTCGTAATTTGCAAAAGCGAAAAGCAGTTGTGTTGAATTAAACCTGAACAATAACGATTCTCCGCTTGAGTTTCCTGTTTTTGCAACGGTGCTTGTTACTTCAGTAAAAGTTGTTTTATCCGCCGAGAGTTCAAGAACCGAGAAACTTCCAACGGCTAGTGCCGAAGAATAACTTGCGCCGAGATTTCGTTCATTGAGTTTGAAATTTCCTACTGAGTAATCTATGCCAGCTCGCGCTGTGGCCAAAGTAACCGCCGTATTGACCGTCAAAGCTGTTCCTGAACGGTTAATCACCCGTGCTTTTACCGTCGTACTTCCGCTCACCCCGTACGCGACCCCGAAAGTCGTATCGTCCAGAGATGTAATCTCCACGCTATTGAATACGATAGAAATGTCCTCTCCAGAAAATGTCGCTTCCGAACCAATCGAGGAAAAGTTTTTTGTTCCAGTGTCGTATAGTCCGCAAATAACCTGTGCTTCACTATCTGCGGTATTCTCTACCAAGATAGCTATGTAATTCGTCGTCCCGTTCCGCCTGACGCTTTGCAAAACTTTTGCGTCCGTATTCGTCCAAACTGCGGTATTCGTATCAGCGGTGATGGTGTCCCCTGAGCGCGTGCACATTTGAAGATAGATTTTTTCGTCCGCGGTATTCCGATAAAAGAAAAGGACGTGGCTGTCGCTTATGTAAATCACCTGTGGTTCGGAAACATTAGAAGCGACAATAGATTGTTCCGCTCCTTCCGTAGGGCCGTCAAACGGGATATTTGAAATCACCCGTGCCTTCAAAGCTCCTGCCACGACATAAGTGATAATAACCGATGTGCTGTTCACCTTTGCAACATCGAATCCTAAATATGTGTTGCCGGTGAGGTTGTTGTCGGAAATCAAAGTAATGGCGGTAGGGGTGATGACATATTGGGCAATTTGATAAGCATTTCCTGTATTTGCCCTATAAAATACCGCTTTGCAAGTCGAGGACATTTCTACTCCTCGAAAAGCGCAATTTGAGTCAAAATTATTTCCAGCCGTGTCATTGACGATGGTCGCGTTTGAGGTTAATTCGGTAAATCCGCATCGGCGAACATTATCGGCTGAAAAAACGGAAACAGTGTCGCCTTGTAAGAGCGCGCGGTTGGCAGTGAAAGCAATTTGCGGTTTCAAACCGCCCGTAACTTCAAGATTCGTCCCATCAAAAGTCATTTTATTTCCCGTACTGATACCGATGGACATTCTCGGCGTCCCCGCGTTGTATTCCATCCAGTAACCCGTTCCTGTGTCGTAAGCCGACTGGCCTGAATAAAGCGCGCCTGCCGTTCCCACAGAAAGATTGCCGAGCAAGCTGATGTTCCCGTCCGTTCCGAGAGTTATTTTGTCTGTCGTATTCGTCCGTAAGGAAATTGCGCCTGCAGTGATATAAACATTTGATTTTGACGCGCCGACTTCTCCGACCGTAATGTTTCCACTAGCGTCCAAAGAAATGTTTGCCGTAGTATTTGTCCGAAGCTGTATCGTTCCGGAGTTGATGTACACATTGCTCTGTCCGGCTCCAGTAAGGCCAAGAAGCAATGCACCTGCGGTAAGGTCAGTATAGACAGTAGCGCCGTCCTTAATCTGGAAGCTCGCGGAAGAAATACTGATATGCTCCGAAGCGGTCAAACCTATCGTAGTTGTAGCCGCGAATTGTGCATAAATACTCGCTCCATCCTTTAAGGCGATGCCAGAAGTGTTGATGAGTGCGTGCTCGTTTGCTGAATCTCCCAATGTGAGCGCACCTGCGGTCAAGTCTGTGTAGACAGTAGTGTTGTCGAGAATCTGAACGGAAGTCGAGCTCACGACCAAATGTTCAGTCGTTGATACTCCCAAAGTCAAAACTCCAGCCGTAAGGTCGGTATAAACTGTTGTCGCATCCCGAATCTGTACCGAAGAAGAAGTAATATAAACATTTTCCGAGGCCGCGTTTCCTACCGTGATGTTTCCGCTCACATCCCATTGTCCGATGACAGTTGCCGTTCCATTGAAAAATCTCAATCCGTTCGTCGAATCAAGCGTCAAATGTGTTTTCGATGCGGCATATTCCCCGAAAGCAACCCCGTAAGTCGTAACTCCATATCCGTATAATCCGTTTAGGTTTCCAATCGCCCAATGTGAAGTCCAATCATTGTAAGTGGCTGAATTACGGACATTACCGACAATCGAAGGCCCTGCCTCACTTGCGCCCTTTACTCCATTTATTGAATAGAGGTCAATGAATCCGTCACCTATTGTTCCTGAATTAAACATCGCGTCGCCAGCATTCCATACATTCGCACCCGTACCATCGAGATTGCGCGTTACTGTATAAGAATAATCTCCCTCGGCTTCCAAAGTAGGTGCAGAAGTAATTGCAAAAAACTCGACTTTTCCGTTCGCTTCCATATACGCTCTGTCTCCCGATGCCATTTCGTTGTGTTTGACATAAATGGTCGTGGCCGCATCCGTAAGGTCGCGTGTCAAAGTTGTCGTCGGGCCCACAAGAATCCGTCCGCCGATTGTTGCAATGGTATTTTGTGCCACCAAAGTTTCCACCCAAAGTTCCGCCGCGTGAAGCGTCAGGTACTTTTTGGAAAGCGAACCGATATTCAAATCATAACCAGTATTTGGAAGCAAATCATTGCCTGTCGGATCAAAGATAATATCTCCCGCTGGAGAAATAGTCAGATTGCCGCCGGATTTATCCGCGAGAGTATCCGCAGAAATCTTTACAAGCGTGAGAAATCCGCTTGCGTCCGAAGCGAGCAAAGAAGCCGCGGCTCCCGGATTCGAGGAAGAAGTAATCGCGTGTGTGTGACTTCCGGACGAGCTGTTGGTCGAAGAGACTGTCAAAGTGCCCGGTGTCGTAAGAGCAACGTCATCTGCGTTTATAGTAATCCCATCGCCTGCCCCCACAGTGAAAGTCCTATCAGAAGAAAGGTCGCCGCCGCCAGTAAGTCCTGCTCCTGCGGTCAAAATCCTTGAAGTTAAAACAACGGCTGTGCCTGAAACAGTGAAACTTTTATCAATGTTCACTGTCGTCCCGTTATATCTAAGCGTCGCATTCCCACCGGTCGTTCTTCCAAACACCAAATCTACGTTCGCATCAGTGAGGTCGCTATTGATTGTAAAGGTATCGGTAGTGGTTGAGGCAATAGTGGCAGTTGTGGCGGTAATAACTCCTTTTATAGACAAAACGGAACCATCCCACGTCATAAAATTCCCAGACGGGTCGCCGATTGAAGAACGCGGAGTGCCCGCGTTGTATTCCATAAACCAACCAACGCCGGTATTGTAGGCTGTCTGTCCGCTTCTGATATTCCCGCTTGTTGAAACCGCAAGTGAGCCAGTAACAGTTGAACCGGCAATCGTGAGTGTGGAACCATCCCAAGTCAATTTATTTCCAGCCGCGGCTCCGATGAAAAACTTGTACGCTGTAGTATCGTAACCGAGCCACCAACCCGTTCCCGTGTCGTATGCCGTTGCTCCTCCGCGTATGACTCCCGCGGCTCCAAAATTGAACCCAGATGCCTCTACGACCAACGCCGTGACCCCACCGACATATCCGGCGGTAGTGTTAATCGTGCCTGTTGCGGTGATTGAAGAAGCCACAACCGCACCGGATTCCGTAACATAGAAAGGCGCGCTCGCAGGTGTGGCGTGTCCTGCCCAAATGCGAATATCATCTCCAGCCGTAACAACGGAAGAAAGCCCCACTGCCCCTGCCACATCTTTGATGTAATTCGTTGAAACAACCCAGCCAGAAGTCCCTCCCAGATAGCCCGTATTTGCTGTAATATTTCCGGTAATGGTCGCGGAAGAAAATGTAGCCGCGCCCGCGTTGGAAATCTTAGCTGGAGACAGAGCGAATGTCGCCGCCCCGAGCCACATATTCCCGTCTATGTCCACGTGAAACGAGGTCGCGTCCGAACCTCCAATGTCAATCGTGGAAGCAGTAAGAGAACCAGAGATTGCAAGCGTGGAACCGTCCCACGTTACTTTGTTCCCCGCGCTATTTCCTAAAGAAAACTTTGCTGTAGAACCCGAAAGACCAATCCAAAATCCCGTGCCGGTATCGTAGGATGTCTGGCCTCCCGCAATGTATTGGTCGGCTTGAATAGAGCCTGCAATCAGTCTATCTACTCGTATATATTCCAGTTTCTCTGCACCGATTGAAATGTCGGTAAATAGACCTTCCGTATCCGCAAGTAGTCCGCCTAAATCTAAATCGTTTCTGTGAAATGCCGAAAATCCCAATGTTTCTATCCCATCGGTATATTCTTGTTTCGAGATAGAAAATTGAGTAATAAGAGGCATACTTATTTTTGTGGCGGTCTGTCTATCTCTATTTCGGCGGTGAATCCGTAAAACGACCAGTATTCATTTGAGCCGTTTTCTGCACCCTCGACTTGAAGAAAATATCCTTTTTCAGGATTGACTTGAAACTCACTGATGTACTTTTTCAATTCTCCCAAAGGCATCCATTTGGTAACGGCTTGCGCGTTTTCATCCACGGCACGGGCGCGAAGGAATAATCCTTGCGCACGGTCGGCATAAGCAAAAATCTTATTGAATCGTTTTATCCCCGATGGCATTCCAAAATCCATATGTCCCGTCTGAAAAAACGAATGGATGGGCGTGCCGTTATCGGTTTTTTGCAAAGTCGAATCAATATATTTTCCCAGTTTATGTATTTCCCCATCAGTCGCGCCTAGATAAAGCGAATCTTGTCCGGTAGCATAAAATTTCCCCATTGAACCGAGAGTGTCCGCGTACTCGTTCAATCTCCACGTCATCGTTGGAAGACTTAAAATCAAGGAACAATTCGCGTAGGAAATGCCATTGACGGTTACTGCCCCAAGATACAAGTGATATTCCTCGTCTACGATTTCCGCGAACGCGGTTGTCATATTCGAATATCGAATAAAATCTATCGCACGTCCTGCGACGTTTTGAGGATAACTCCCGCCTTGTGAGACATAAACTCCATCTCGATTCGCCCAAATCATTAAGGCCCCTAAGTTTTTAATCGTGCGATGCGCGGAACAACCAGTATCCCATACTTGCTTTTTGGTAAGAGGCGATTGGGTAACCATATAAGCTCTATATTCCGTAAAAACCATTAACCTATCCCAGTTTGTCGAAATTCCTGTAATGGCTTCCGAATAATCCACATCAAAAAAATCCGTCGCCACTGTCCACGTAATCGCGCCAGCCGTCGGTATGGACGAGTAATAAACCCTGTAAGGTGTAGCCGTGCCTGATATGTCCGTGTTAGCAATGTAAAGCCTATCTCGATATCGAGTGATAAACTTGGCATTTGGCATCGAAGTTACATTGGTACTTGTAGAAAACGTCGTACCGGTTAAAGAGGAGGGAGTGATGAATCCGTCTGTTGAACCCCAACCTACGAAAAAGCAATATCCCAAAAAGTCCTCCATTTCGACGGCTATTCCTGCCTTATTCGCCCACGCGGTTTCCGCTCCGGTTATCTCTGTCCAAGAGCCGCCCGTTCCATAAAATAATTGCGTATCGTCGGAAGTCGCATCATCAACAGTTGCCAACATTTTCTGAATCGAGGTTGATTGTCTAAAATTATGAAGCGAAAGGATTGATTTCCCCGCTTCCAAGGCCGTGCCTATTTTTCCGTATCCAGGACGTTTCAAGATACTGCCTATTTTGTAGGAAGTATTGACATTAGACATTGCCAAAAGACCGCCGCCAGATTCGCTGTTTCCCGACGGAACAAGGTGCGGCGCAACATCGGAATATAATCCTTGCGGATATTTAAGCGCGTCAACCAATGCCATAATTTATTCGATATAGGTGTAATAATCCTGCATTTCTGGCATATGGGTTAATTGTTTCTGCGCCTGTTTTTGCAATTCAGAAACGAAACGCGCAGTCAACCTGTCTCCGTTTTCCATATTCTTTTTTCGATATTCAATTTCCGCCCCGATATAGTATTTTGCAATATAGGTAAAAGGCATTGGGAGAGTATCGGAAAGAGAATCCACACGAGGAACAACTCCATAATATTTCACTTTTATTTTCTTTCCCGCTGTGTCCGAATCAATCGGAATATCCAGCAAGATATTTCCGTTGAATAAAGTATATTTGCTTGGCGTGGCCGGCTTTACCCCCTGCCACACGACCGTCCCAACGGCCTGTGTGGTCGTAATTGAACCAATCCCTGAAGCAGGAATGCCTGTTAATGTGCCAGTGCTTTCCGTGTTTCCTGTATAAGTGATTGTATCTATACCGACATAAGCCGTTCCACTTTCGCCAAATTCGTAAGAATCAGTTAAAACGAGTGTCGTGTTCCCAGCTGACGCGGCTGTTGATACTGTTGTCTTTGCAATTCCGTTGTATTCGTCTTCGTATGCGTCCAAGTCCATATACTCCATAATCTCGCTTCCAACTTTGACCTGAATGATCCCTTGAAAAGAATCGGGATATTTCAAATTTGTAGAAAGAGATGAAACGGCGTAGGAGTTTTGATTCAATGTGGTAGTAATAGAAGTCACATCTTCAACGATTTCAAAAGGCCAATCTTTCATCGTTCCATCGGGCAAAACATAATTCGTAGTCGCGTCCTGAAAATCATTGACCTTTTCCAAAAGCCATTCCCAAGTGATGAGTGATCCATCAACTTCTGCCCTGACGAGTTTTAATGCACTTTCTGCGATAGCTTTTCCAGTGTTATAGGGAACGCCTGACGAGGCGATATAATCCGAGGCCGAAGAGGAAGTCGTCCCGTCGGTAAAAACGACGTAGTAAAATGAATATGCTGTATCAGTGGAAATTAAAGTGTATTCTGTATATTCTTTATCCCACTGAATAGAGATAGCATCAGCAATCGGTGTCGTAATCGCATCCACGGAAGCAATGAGCGTGCCTGAACCTCCGTCAGTTGAAGCTCCATAAATTTTAATTCCCCGTTCTAGTATCTTCGTAATAGAAGTATCAATTTCGTGGGAAAATTTTGTCGTATTCGTGATGGTCAATGCTGTCCCGCGAGTTACGGTTCCGTTTACATCGCACTCCTCTGTCTTCGCATTTCCAACGGTTCCCAAAATAAACCAGTCATCATCTGTCAATCCGTTATTATCTCGGACGGTCAAGGAAGTCCCCGCCGCCGTAAGAGGAGCCGTCATTGACGTTGCTTTATAGCCGAAAATATCAGGATGTTTAATCCTGATCGTTGAACCAATAATTTCTAGGATTTGCGGTTTTTGCAATACCTTAGAAGTACCCATAAAATATCTTTATTTTTTCCGTCTTGCTTTTGAGGATTCAATGGCTCCCATTTGAGCTAAGGCCGCGCGGTGTGATTTTGGAGTTTTTGAAAGTTCATTCCCTCCACCTTTAGGAAACACTTTATATCCTCCTTTGACTTTGCGAATCATATTTTTATTTCTCTTCAACAAATTTCTTAATCGCCACCAAGACCGCGTTCACAAGCGGCACGAGAAATAGAAACTCTGGCGGAACGGTTGCTGTGGAAATCAATCCCATCAATGCGACAATTCCCGCAGACGCGACGGAATAGAGCAACGCCTTGAGAATCTTCTGGCCATCTTCACGGGCAAGAGAATAACGCGCAGACATATTTTTACAGTGAAGAATTAAGAGCTTCATTTGCAAAACGCAGGGCTTCTTCATCGGGCATATTCTTCGTACAAAACTCAAACCATTCTTCGGCGCGGCAAGCAATGTATTCTTTTTCTTCTAATTCCCTGAATAACGCGTCGGCGGCGGAATCAAGACGAATCGCATCATTGATTTTGTTAATAGGTTCGTCTTCAATTTGTTCAAGTCGTTTGAGATAAAGACCTTCGGCGTTTAGTTTGTTTTGCGTGTCTTGGGGAAGAGATGAAAATTGCATAATTATTTGCGGGCGAAAAACGCCGCGCCAGTTATATTTTTATACGTTTTTTTGACAAGTTTTTTCTTACCATCCCACGGATCGGCAATTAAAAAGTCGTTTGAAAACCAATCCTTTCTAAGAGCAACAACCCAATGCTTTCCTTTTCCTAGCGGTACTTCAAGAATGACTGCCGTGTATGGATTTTTTACCGCATTCAAAATCCCATTAAGTGATGGATTCCAATCTCGACGAATAAACTGCATTTTCTCGAAGTTGAGATTTTTCCAGATAATAAGTCCATCCTTTGTGTAGTTATTTATATTGTGCGCGATTTCTTTCGGGGACTTATAACACTTGAAATAATCCGAAAGCATTGAAATGCAACAGGTCGTGCATCCGTAACTATAAACATTCAGAGAGCTTGAGCCGAGTTTGTCTTCTGCCCAG